ACCAATCACAACATCAAATCTTTCAAACCAACTTCTTTCAAGTTTATAGATAGACTGCCATGTTGTGATGACTACACTCTTATTAGTGTCTTTCTCTCTGCCAGAATAGATTTTGTGACAATATGAATCTGTATCCCAACCGTAATCCCCAAAGTCCTTATACATCTGTTCTACAAGAGATGTCGTGGGAACGACTAAAAGAATATTTTTGCCTGTATCCACATGATATCGCGAGAGGGCGTAAATCATCAGACTTTTTCCTGACCCAGTGGGCGATATCAGCAGCCTTCTATTATGCCTTAGAGCATCGTATACTCCCTCAATTTGATATTCTCTAGGTTCATGTACCGAAATTGAGCGAATATAATCTTTAACTCCTTCCTTTGAAATCATTTCATTGACTTCAAAAGGTTGTCCAAAAAACTTATTATCTTCAAACTTATAAGTGTATCCGTAGTTCTTACAGAAGGATACGACTTTATCTAACAGACCGACATAGATTTGCTTGGAACGCATATCAAAGAGATGAATCTCTCCGTTCCAGTTTCTACCACGATACTGTGGCATAAATTTTGCATTCGGAACCTCGAACTTAAAGTGGTCTCTAAGTTCGTATTCAATATGAGGTTCAGTATTAATCTTTAAAAATACTTCGTTGGATTTTGATATAACAAGATTTGCACTAGTGTCAATCACATAGATCCATTCATCTACTGATATTTATTACATGTCGTGAAACTTATAATCAAGTATACATTTATATAGCTCGTTCTTCAAATGATATAGATGCTCTTGTTCGTATGGATGCCTAGATGGATGTCCTTCCCATGTTTCAATTCTTCTGCATACGCAATGATATAAAAGATGAACATCTTCTATATTAAAATCTAAAACAAAAGGAAGTTCTTCGTCCATTATCCTAATCCTGCATTGAAACGCATAAATTCAATAGCATTTTTAATTTGGTATGTTCGATTTGTAATTTGCTTCAAAATACTTTCAATATAAACTAACATAGTGTCGTAATAATCAATCTTTAAAGAAACTCCTGAGAGTTTATCGTCTGCATCCAAATACTTTTGCATAGTTTCCTTGTCCCTGATTTTTTTAGGAAAAGGCTTTTCAATGTAGATATCTGGATCTGCTTTTCCACTAAAGTATTCATATCTTTCGTGCCTAATATTTTTTCTTTGCTGCTCTACTTTCTTTCTCATCAGAAAGATGGTGTTATACAATTCAAAATACTTTGCATGGAGTGATGGAATATTTGTTGACTCAGTATGCAGATTGTCCATATCAATCTTAGAGTCTTGTTCCCACATTCCTTGAAGTGTATCAAGATTAATCATAAAGGAGTTCCATTTAATGCAGTTATTTCATAATAAGTATACTTGAAAGAAACCTCTGCTGTAAAGTACTCTACATCAGTATCGGTAGCATCGAAACTTAAAGTTGTCAAGGAATATGGAAAAAGTCCTTGAAACTTGATCAAAAAGTTTGAAACTAAACTGCTATTTAAAACAGACATAGTTCCATCAGAGAAAATATTATCAAGCTTTCTGGTCTTCAGATCCATTCCTCTGTTTCCAGTTTTTTGAAGATTATAAATCTGGTCAAGACTTTCTGGATATCCTAATCCTCTCATCCAGTTTTGAATTTCCATGTAGTTCTTTAAGTCTTCATCGACCAAAAATCTAACGGACAAATCTCCAAATATCAACTTATCACCTGGACGATCAATGTCCTTAAAGTATGTTGGTTGAACCGCAATACCAAGATCCAGTGATGGTATATTTGCCTGGTTACAGAAAAAAGAAACTCCTGGAGCCTTCTCTAATATAAATTTAAAACCAGTAGGAGTTAAAAAATTCCTATTTTCAATTGGGTTGAAGTCCGCCATTGTTTTTTTTAAATATTTAGATAAAAAAAGAGGGGTAGTTAACCCCTCTCAAAAACTATCGTAAAATCCTCCGACAAATTCGTTTACATGTTGACTGATCATCATCACATTCAATTAAGCAATTATAATAGTCATTAATAAGATCAGATTCTTCCATACTTCTATCTAAAGTATTTTCCAATCTCATAACACTTTGCTTCCATCCTGCTAATTGATTATGCGATAATATGTTATGCATAATGACCTCCAATAGTTTTCTTAATCATAATAAAAATTCGACTTCAGTTCACTTTGTTTACCTCTCAATTCTATCACTATATATTAGTTTTATGTGTAAAATAATACAGTTAGGAAACAAAAATTTATACCTACTAATCAAAAGAAGTTGATTTGAGAGAATCTTTTAAGGATTCTCTCATTTTTTTTAATCTGGATATATCATCAAGTCTTTCAAGTGGGTGACATCGATAGCAATTTCTATATATTTCTTCTCCTTGTATCCACCCAATAGGTGGAAGTGGATGTGGCACTTTTCTTATTACTGGGTTTACTTGAGAAGTTGTTGTCCGAAAGTTCATCGCTCCATTCTCTGACCACCATTCATGCTTTACCCAAGGAACCCATACTCTATGTTCAACATATTCTAACTGGGATGGAGGGATTACCGGAAGAGGTAATGCGAATTCCATTGGTGGAATGTGGTTGTATACTGGTGGGGTGTACTCCATGATTATCCAATCCAAAGGAAAAAAAAGGGAGACCCGAAGGTCTCCCGTAGAAATATGTGAACAAGTTGGATCACATGAGGTTCTTAACAGCAACGCGACGATAGTAGCGGTTCTGGTTAACAACCAGGTTACCCAGTCCTTGGGTAGTTCCTGCTGCGAATGGGTTAGCGACCATGCCGTAGCGGGTCTTAAAGCCAATCTTGGGCTGGAAGGAGTTCTCACCAACGGCACGAACCATTTGGAGAGGAACATAAGGACAATAGAACAGACCTGCGTCATAAGGTGAAGAACCCTTATAACCAACGACATAGTACTGGTTACCACCAGATGCGTTAGCAGAGGTCAGGTTAGCAGCATAAGGATCGATGTAGACACGATACTTACCTTGCAGAACACCAGCGAAGGTGTTGCCAGTGTCATCAACGTTCAGGTTAGCGTTGAGTGCTGGGGTGTAGTCAAGAACGCCAGCCATGGTCAGAGCGGAAGCAACGTCTGCAGAGCAGAGGATGATGTTGCCCTTTCCTCTACGAGTGCGCTGTGCAATTGCGTTAGCATCGCGCTCGATTTGGAACAGAAGACCCTTGAACTTCTCAACAGACCAACGACCGTTGGAGTCGATGTCGAGGTCGAACTCACCAGCAGTAGCGACGTTAGAAACAGCGCCTTGCTCAGCAGTCTTGTAGATGGTTCTGATGACTTCACGGTTGATCTCAGCCAGAATCTCAGTTGAGAGAATGTTGGCGAGTTCTGCCTCAGCATTGAGGCCGTGGATTGCCTTCAGGTCTTGTGCAAGCTCAAGGCTGTATTCTGCCTTCAGTGCTCTTGACTTAGCGGTAACAGTGACTTTCTCGATCGAGAATGCCATCTGGTTGAATGCGTCGCCGCCAGTGCCATCAAGTGCCTCAGCGTCGCCAGTTTGCATACCCTGACCTACGTTGTAGGCAGTGGAGGTAGCAGAACCAACAGGGTTCAAGACGGAAGGATTAGTACCTGACTGTGAGGTAGTACCCATACCAGCAAGACGATCAGTCATGCCGCCGGTGAGGTTAAACCCTGCGTCCTGACCAGAGAATGCGGAATCTACTTCATCATAGAAGGTCTCGCTTCTGCTGCCTTCCTTGAGGCGCTGTGAGCGCATCGCGAAGATAAGGCCAGTAGGACCAGACATTGGTTGAACGCCAGCCAGATCATAAGCGATCAGGTTAGGCATGGAGCGTCTGATCAAGGAAATCAGAACGGGGTCGAAACCTGCGGTAGGACCTGCTTCAGCAGAACCACCTTGGTAACCATCGTTACCAACAGCGTTGGTGGGGGCTTCGTTCAGGAGACCTGAGGATCCAAAAGCATTTTGCTCTTGGAGGAATTTTTCTTGGTTTTCGAGCAGGACAGCGGTAACAGCTCTACGATGGGAATCTTTGATTCCGCCCTCGTGGTCGAGGAGAGGTGCCCACTTTTCCTGCAGATGCTCAGAATGGAACATTTGCTTTTTCCTTTAAGTGTGGATGTTTACAGTTTGAATTAATATTAAATTCAGGACTTGCTAAAAGACCCGAGAGTCTTCATGTATGCAGCCATTGAACCTGAGTAGGACTCATGTCCAGACTCTACACCTTCTGAGAGAGTCTCAGTCTTGTTAGCGGTTGAAGTTGCTTTAGTTGAGGAGAAATATGACTCCTTCAGCGTCTCCAACTTTTCACGATACTTTGCTTCACTTTCAAACTCAACACCCTCTGCAAGTGAGGCGAGCTTCTCTTTCTGGGTCTCAGCAAGACCTTCAGAAACGTTATCGAGGATTCCTTCAGCAACCGACTCTGCGAGACGCTTGTTAAGGGAAACATTCTTCTCAATCTGCTCGTTGAGTTTTGTCTCCATGTCATCAAGTTTTTCTACCATGCTCTCAAGCACATCATATTTGTCTTCAGGGATTGTTACATAATGTTCTTCAAAAAGTGACTTCATTCCAGTCAGGAATGATTCAGTCATTTCGGTCTGCAGACCGGATTCAACTGCGAGTGCGTTCTCTTCAAACCACTCGTCAGCAACATACTCAAGATAAGAGTCAACACGCTCAGCGAGTGCCTCTTTAACAGTAGCGAACTCCTCAGCGATCTTTTCTTGCTCTTCAGCAATCTGAGCGTTGAGTTGCTCTTCCATTTCAACTCTGATAGCTGCTACCTTAGCATTGATAGCAGTTTCAAAGATGGTTTTTGCTTTTTCTTGGAATTCTTCGGAGAGTTCCTCGCCTTGAAGAAGAGCATTTACATCCTCTTCAATATCATATTCGGCAACTACTTCTACTTCTTCCTCTTCAGCAATCTCTTCTTCAGAGACTACTTCCTCTTCGGTGGTCTCTTCTTCTGCAACTACTTCTTCGTCAGAAAGTTCTTCTTCTTCCTTGACGCCTTTCATTGCATCAGCAGGCTTAGCACCTTTATTAACAACATCCTTAACTTGCTTAAGGGTGCCGCCAGGGGTCTTCAGTTTTGCTGAATCATCATCTGATCTGTAGTTTTCAGGAGTAGGACCGCCGAGATCTTCAACTGCGCCGAGTTGAGATCCGTCTCCTTGAAGCGTTGGCATAGGATCCGCTGCCTTTGCACCAGCATTAACAGCGGTCTTGGATTGCTTCGTGCCTACTTCCATTTCTTGTAAATTGTTGCCACTAGACATTTGAACTCTCCGGATTTTTCCTGTGTTTAAATCTATATTTATTTATAAATTAAAATATTTTATGTAAGAAGCACTACTTATAGACTATTGAGAAAATCATTGAAGAGATTAATTTTATGCTCTTCAAGTGCTCTTTGATCTACAAGAGTGTTGATTCTCTTTGCAGTTTTTGTAGCAATTTGCTCACGAAGGATACCACCTTCCCAAACCCATTCTTTACCTTCCATAATTCCCTGAACAAAAGCATCAGGTGCAGAAGGATCTGCAACGATATCAGCAGCAGTTGCTAACATGAAATCTTCACCAACTTCAGAATAACCTTCTCTAGTTTGGCGAAGTGAACCAATACCTCTAGA